CACGCCTGAAGGTATAGGAAACTACGTCTACGAAACCTTCGTGGAGAAGCCTATGGAAGGATCTCGAATCATCTACGGCGACACTCGCAATAACGCCGAGAACCTATCCGATACATACATACAATCGCTAGAGCACTCATACGATAAGAAGATGCTCGATGCCTACCTTCGTGGCCTATGGGTTAACATGAACGGATGTCAGTTCTACTACGCCTTCACAGACGCCAACGAAGATAAAACTATTCAGCGTGTGGAGCATGAGATCACTCACTGCTTTCTCGACTTCAACGTTCAACGAATGACCGCCACCATGTGGCACCAGATAGGCGGTCGCCTACTTGGCTTTACTGAGATCGTTATACCTGACAACGCCGACACGAATAAGATGGTTAACGCGTTACTCGCTAACGACTTCACACCGGACAACACGATCATCTATCCCGACCCTGCTGGTAAGAATCGAAGAACGTCTGGTAACTCAGATCACATCATACTTAGAAACGCTGGCTTCGAGGTAAGGGCTAAGCCCGCCGCTCCACGAATGAGAGCTAGACAGCTCAACGTGAACAACCTTTTGGATAAGCGCGTTATCATCTTTAACCCAGATAAAATGCCTACCATGCGCAAGGATCTAAGAGCGGTGGAACAAGATCCACACACCTTCGAGAAGGTCAAAAAGAATGAGGCTCTTACTCATGCGTCCGATGGCCTAGATTATGGGTGCGATATTCTCTACCCTATGTCTGGAAAAAGAGAAAAATCTGATATTATTAAGTTCCGATGATATTACAAAATGAAGAGCAACTAAGAGACCCCGCAATCCGCAAGAAGATTATTGAAGCAATCGGGTCTAGCGAGAACAAGAACCGCAAGGCCGAGGCTTACAAGCGTTACCAATGCTACAAAGATCAGACGCACTTCTACGTTCGTAATCTACTCATCAGGCAGTTCGACGCAAACACCGTTAACGAAATGGCCTATGCCCTATCTAACCTATCCTTCCTCCGCAAGGTCATCGATAAGAAAGCACGCGTTTACTCTTATGGCGTCGAGCGTGAAATGGAAGGCTCTGACATCTCAGTCCTAGAGAAAGAAGCTGACATTAATAATGCGATGAAAAAGACCAATCGCTTTCTAGAGCTGTCAAAGAACTGCGCTCTATACATCCGACCTCAACCGACTGACATCGATGGCGAGCAAGTGGTTAAAGTAACGCCTCTCGTTCCTTACCTGTATGATGTTGTCGAGGTTGCTGGCGAGCGTGAGCGTGCTCTTTGCTATATCCTTAGCGACTACAGCCCAGAGATGGGACGTGCTCAAGCGGTTCGACCTAACAGCGATGGCCGCACTTCCTCACCTATGCCATTAGTCCCACCTATCAGTGATGGCATCGATCAGATTATTGCCGACAGCCCAGCCGATCAGAAGACAGGCCAGTTTGTTTTCTGGTCTAACAGCTACCACTTCGTATGCGATGATCGCGGTCAGATCATAGGCGGTCCAGACGATCAACTAAACCCAATCGGGGAGAAGCCCTTCGTTAACTTCGCTAAAGACCAAGACGGTACGTTCTGGGCACAAGGCGGCGATGACTTAGTTGATGGCGGTATTCTTATCAACTCAATGATCACTAACGTGAACCACATCGCTATTACGCAAGGGTATGGTCAGCTCGTAGTTACAGGTAAAGACCTTCCTCAAACGTATAAAGTGGGACCTAATAAAGCGGTGCGCTTAACCTACGAGGAGGGCGATCCTGTTCCTACGTTTGAGTTTAAGAACTCTAATCCTCCACTTGATCAACTGCGCTCACTCGTTGAGATGTATGTGGCGCTTCTATTGACTACTAACAACCTAAGCACATCAGGCGTTCAGTCTAATCTAAACGGCACTATGGCTTTCCCATCTGGCGTTGCTATGATGATCGATAAGGCTGAGTCGATGGATGATGTGAATGATCAGCGTCAGATCTTCATAGATAACGAGCCGCATATGTGGCGCATCTATGCTAAGTGGCACTCGTTATTGAAGTCTCGCGGTGAGCTATCCGAAGCGTTATCCTCTCTGAACATCGATGAGTCCGGTGATCTTATAATCAAGTTCACTTCACCTAAGCCCATCGAGACAGAGCGCGAGCGTCTTGAGGTTCTTGGGATGAAGAAAGACCTAAACCTAATCACTATGCTTGATATGCTCAAAGCAGAATATCCAGACATGAATGATGATCAAGTGGCTGAGAAGCTGAAAGAGATTCTCGAAGAGAAGATGGGGGCAGCTGTTGGAAACCAAGGGCAACAAAATAACGAGCAGTCGGACGACAGCGCTAATCGACCTGGGGGAGATATCAACGGAGACCAAGGAGGAGATCGGGGAGTTCCTAGTGGAGCAGATCCTTCTCAAGGTGGCGTCGAAAACGAGTCCGGTGACGGGCGAGAAGTTCCAGACGCTCAGTAAAGAATACAAGAAAACAAAGCAGGCCAACGGACTCAATGGAGTCGCTGACCTTCAATTCTCTGGCGATATGTTAGACTCGCTTGATTTCAACGTCACTAAGACAGGCATCGAGATAGGCGTCTTCGGAGTAGATGCGCCTAAGGCTGATGGCCATAACAATCTATCTGGTGACTCAAAGCTTCCAACTAGGCAGTTCATACCTGCTGAAGGTGAGGGGTTCGTATCCTCTATTGAGCGTGAGGTGGATCGTATCATCGCCGATGCGGTATCGAAGGACTCGAAGCCTGACCTATCAACGCTTGGCCTTATCGAAAGCAAAGCCGAGTTATATGCCTACATCACTCCGCTCTTTGGGTTAGCATCTCGCAGCGAGGTTAGGCTTGCGGTGTTACGTTCTGATGTGTGGACTCGTGCGCTTAGTGACCTTGGTTTGCTGGGGTTACTGTGAGCGTTAAAGTTAAGCTTAAGATACGCGCCGATATACTGAAGGCCGTTAGCGATTCACGCACCAAGGACATCGTATCCAAGAAGCTTATCTCGATGATAAAGGAGTTCATATCTAAGGGCATCTCACCTGTGAAGGGTGAGCGCCGTTTCGTTGGATATAAGAACCCAGCTAAATACCCAGCCGAATTAAAGAGCAAGCGACCCGTTAACTTATACTTGTCTGGCGATATGCTCGCAGCGCTCAAGTTCTATCCGTTGAGTGGGGCAGCGTTCTCTATCGCTATCAAAGGTGATCAAGGGAAGAAAGCCGCAGCTCATAATAACGGAACCGATAAGGGTATACCAAGACGCCACTTCATGCCGACTGAACGCGGTGAGGAATTCAATGTGACTATCACAAGAAAACTCCGAGACCTTTACGCTCGTATATTATTTGATATAATCAAACGCAGTAACAGTCGGTGACTGTTGCTTACAGGGCGGTGCCCGAAGGAAGGAATATCAACATGACAGAACCATTAGTAGAACCAGTACCAGAACCAGAGATCACGCCAGAGGAGACAGTTCTTAAGTCGCAATATACTGCCGACAAAGACAAGCTCTTAAGTGAGATCCATAAATACAAAGCACAGCTAAGAGAGATCACGACCGCAAGCCAATCTCAGAAGGAACAACTCCTAAGAGATAACAAGCAGTATGAAGAACTAGCTTCCATGTACAAGACCCAGCTCGATCAATCCACCGAACACAGCAAGCAACTACAAGACGCCATCGTTAATGATAAGAAGTTTAGCGCGGTGCGTGAAGCTGCTGTCAAAGCGGGATTGCGTCCTGAAGCCATTGCCGATCTTGAGTTAGTGGCGCTTGATAAGGTTCAGGTTGAGAAATCTGACACTGGAAGAGTAACGGTTATGGGTGTTGATTCGTTAGTCGACAACATCAAACTATCTAGGCCGCATTGGTTTGGATCAAGCAAAACTTCCATCGCTGGGAGTATGCCTAATGTTTCTTCTGGTGGTGGACTTGTAACTAAAGAAGAAATAGTTAAACTATCCTTAGACGCTAAACGGAGTGGAGATTACACCGCCTACGAGCAAAAAATGAGACAGTTTCAAAAACAATCAAAAGGGGTGTAAAATATGTCAGATCAAATCCACACAGCCGAAAGCGAATTTTCGGCAATCGTTCCAGAAGTTTGGAGTGCTCGTTACTACGACGTACTACTTGCTAATCTTCCATTCAACTCAATCATCAGCCGCGACTACGAAGGCGAAATTCAGAACCTTGGCGACACCGTCAAGATCTCTTCTTTCCCTGAGTTCTCTGCAGCTACTGAACTCGCTGAAGGCGCTAAGGGCGATGCTGATGCAATCACTGTTACTCAGCAGTCTTTGGTCATCAACAACCGTACTTACAAAGACTTTATCGTAACTAACAAAGCTCAGCTTCAGTCGCTTCCTGCTATGGATAAGCTTCGTGAGCTTGCGATCTACGCGATCCAAAAGCGTGTTCAAGCCCTTATCGTTGCAGCTATCTCTCCCAGCGCTTCTGCACCTGATCACCAAATCGGATACGATGTGGGAACTACTCTAGGCTTGGCTGACTTGCTCGAAGCTAAAGAATTGCTAGATGCTCAAGACGTTCCTATGGCTAACCGTCACGCTGTTCTCGGCGCTGCACAGACTAACGACATCTTCAACATCTCTGGATTCACCAGCTCGGATTTCATCCTTGACGGTTCTCCTTTGACTAGCGGTGAAGTTAATCGTGCGTTGCTTGGATTCATGCCTCACATGACTACTGAAGTTGGCGGAGTGTCTTACTTGTTCCACAACTCGTTCATGACTATCGCGGCACAGCAAGGTATCAACGTATCTATCTACGATCTTGGTTCTGAAGGCAAGCGAGCTGCTCGCGTAAACGTAGACACGCTTTTCGGTCTTAAACAACTCGACAACAAGCGCGTAGTTACAATTTCATAAGGGGGATGCTATGAGTGAATTTAAAAATGATAACGTCCTAGTTAAAGAATACGAGTATGATTTCGCAGTTGATGGCGGTGCCATTGGTGCCATCACTCTATCTGCTAAAGCTAACAAATCACCTTTGCCTGTGGGAGCTATTAAAGTTTCTCACTTGGTTCTCGTGAACACTACTTTCGTTGGATCTGGCGCATCTGCCATCATCGGCGTAACTGGTGACACTGATCGCTACATGGTCCGCACGGCTGCTGCCGGTGTTGCTGCTGGTCTTGAGACTAGCTCTGCATCTGCGGTATTCCTTTCAGCTGCTGACTTGGCTGATTGTGTTTTGACTGTAAGCGGAGCGGCTTTGACTGCTGGCAAGTTGAAAGTACTTGTTAGCTACGTCAATCCTAACGCGTAACTAATTGTATAGCCTCTCTGGATTGTTTCCGGAGAGGCTCCCTTATTAGGAGTAAAGCATGATCTTCCCGCATCTTGAGTTAGAGGCAGTCGTACAAGTGAACGACCGAACGCGTTTAAACGCGTCTAAGTCTTTTGTAACTCAGAATGAATCGGCGATATCGCTTATTCAGATCAGACCTATAGCGGGCGGTGACTTTATCGATGTCACGTCGGACATGTTTCTCGATTGGCAATACGCCGCATCAGGCACAGTATCAATCACCGCACGAGTAACAGCGTCAGGAGCTAGTGCCGAAGTAACGAGCACCGTATCAGTGCTTACTTCCACAAGTGATAAGCTGTTCTCTACCGATAGCGACCTAAGACTACAAGAGTCAGACATCCTTAGCTGGGTAGAGGCTGGCCGTAATTCATTTTTAAATATTCATCGCAGAGTTCAGAAGCTCATTGTTGAGCAACTTCGTCGGGAGGGATTCGTGGATGTTGATGGTGTTCCTTACACCAAGTCAGCGTTCGTGGATGTCGAGGAAGTTAAGCAATGGTCAACCTTCTGGGTTCTGCAATTAATATTTGAATCAATATCTAACGCCACAGACGACATCTTCCATGAGAAAGCTAAGCGCTATTCGGCTCTGCGCCTGAGCTGGGAGAAGAGCGTGCTACTAAGAATCGATACCGATGGAGATGGGACTGCGGATACTGACGAAGGCGTCGACACAGCGTTCCCGTTTGTAGCTAGACGATGAGCGCGTTTACAGCCATTCGGCCCTACTTCCGATCTAACCTTGTGGCGTTGGGCTTTAAAGAATGGACAGATGGATT